GCTGGCCGGCTCGACAGGGCGATCATAGAATAAAAGCGGGACGCAAGCTACACGTCCCGAAACCGGCCAAGGCCGGCGGGAGAGTCATGCGGTTCGCCATACTCGCCAACCATCGGCGACCTTGCGAACGGTGAACTTGCGCCCGGTACGATCAGCAGCATGCGTAGCCTGCCCGGCAATGCTCTTTGTGGGAGCCAGGAAGCTGTCCCCTATCTCCATGGTCCTCCACGGGTAGATAGGCTTGTTTCCGCCCTTCGGCTCCGGAATCGGTAAGTTCTTGACTAGGTTCATGTATGACAGCCTAGCATAGTTGTACAGGCATTGCAAGCAAAATAAAGATCAGAAAAGGCTTGACAGTCGCTACAACTAGGCCGATACTCCATCCCATGCACTGACAACACAGTGCCTAACCGGGAGAAACCAAATGTTCCAAGTCATCGACATCCAGACCAGGCAGGTAGTCGGCACCTACGAGACCGCCAAGGCAGCGCGCAAGGCTCGTGACCGCAAGGATGCTCAGTACGGCTCGGTTCGCTTCGTGGTGAGGCTCGCATGAAAATCAAGGACATCATCAGCGAGTTCCGCAACGATTTCCGGGCCGTCATGGAATGCGAACACTGCGGCGCGGAGTGGCTGAACAAGCACGGGTATCACGACAATTTCTACCATACGAAAGTCATCCCGGACATGTTCTGCAATTCCTGTGGGAAGAACAGGGCCGGCGAATCGCGGCCAGCCGAAGAGACGGCATGAGCGACGAACAATTGATCTCGGAGGTCGCCAAGCTATGGGTGGATTCCGGAGGCGACGCAGAAGGCATTGCGTGGTGCTGGATGCGTATTCGCGATGCCGTTTCCAAAGAAATAGATGACCGTAAGCAGCAGGAACAAGCGGTCCTTTAACCAACACAGTGCCTAACCGGGAGAAACCAAATGCGCTGCCAAGCAGAAATTAAAAACGCTGAAGCTTACTTAGCGGAGTGCGAACAGATGGAGCGCGAAGCGGTTTCGTCTGGAGACTGGCTTCTGCACATCAAGCTTGGATTCTTACGTGTTGAAGCTTCGGAACGGGTGAAATTCCTGAAAAGGGAACAATTGAGGTCGCGCCTCAACACGCGGGCCGGCGCGTGCGACGAAGTACCGGCCACCTAACCGGGAGAACGAGATGGACTACATCGCCGAGTTTCACAACGCCGAAACCAACGTGACTGGTCTTGTCTATCCGTTGCGTGGCGAGTTTGCCGCGGCGCTGCGCGATGATGACGTAGGCCAGATCCTGCCGCATATCACGATTCACCGGACCGTTGCTGGAGCGACCGCCGAAGCGATGCGCAGCGCCGGCTTCCCGTGCGGGGAGAAGTTGCTGTGCGATTGCCCGCAAGGCGTTTGCGCCGCCGCCTAACCACTGCTGAGGAGCCCACATGCTCTACGAAATCAAGCACCGCTTCACCGGCGCAGTACTGTTCTCGCTGGAGACGGAATCGCTCAAGCTGTGCGTGCAGGCGGCGGTTAAGGCGAAGGCGTGCCTCCGTGACGCGTACCTCGGTGGCGCGTACCTCCGTGGCGCGGACCTCGGTGGCGCGGACCTCCGTGGCGCGTACCTCGGTGGCGCGGACCTCCGTGGCGCGATTGGCGTCATCCACTTGGGCGCCCCGAACGGCTGGCACGCACACGCATGGCTGTGCGATGGCTGGCTGTCAATCCGCGTCGGCTGCCGCGAGTTTCGGCTCGCCGAAGCGCTCGAGTACTGGCAAGGAAAGCCGAATCGCCGCGAAGTGATGGCCGCGCTGGATTACGCCGAGACGATTGCGGCGATCCGCGAATGGGCGGTGAGCGAGCCCGCGAAACAGGAGGCTGCGTAATGGGCAGCGTAGAGATGGACGAACTCCTGCACGACGGCGGCAATCGCCTGGCCTCGCAGGAGCAGATCGACGCCGAGCGCGCCGAGGCCCGCAGTCAAGCTCGCGAGCGAGTCGAGCAGCGCATCCAGAAACGCGACTGGGCCACGCAGGAGTGCATCAGCGATGACGTGGTGCCGGTGCTGGGGGAGTACTACCGGCTGCTGCTGTGGGGGCGCAGGGACGAGGCCAGGGCCATGCTGGAGAAGGCCGTGGAGGATGCGGTGGAGGCTTTGGTGGAGGCGGAGCTGTGAGCGCGCACACGCCGAAGCCGCCGCCTAACCACCTACTACAGAGGGAGAGAGCCGTGGAAGCGTGGTACTTCAGCGAAGCCAGCAAGAAACTCAGATTCGACGACAGACGCGACATCGCTATCGGCGTCACCCACACGGCCGAGGGCAAACTGGAGTTGTGTCAGCGCGGCCTGCATGCCTCCGTGAAAGCTTTCGATGCGCTGTCCTATGCGCCCGGAAACATCGTGTGGCGTGTCCGGTTGGGCGGCGAGATTCTCGAAGGCGATGACAAACTCTGTGCGCGCGAGCGGACCTACATCGCCGGGGGAGTGGAAGCGGAGGAAACGCTGCGCAAGTTCTCGCGGCGCGTTGCCCTTGATGTCATCCACCTTTGGGATGCGCCGGAAGTCGTGCGCCAGTACCTGGAGACGGGCGATGGATCGTTGAGGGCCGCTGCCTGGGCCGCTGCCAGGGACGCTCCCAGGGACGCTGCCTGGGCCGCTGCCAGGGCCGCTGCCTGGGACGCTGCCTGGGACGCTGCCAGGGACGCTGCCTGGGCCGCTGCCTGGGCCGCTGCCAGGGACGCTGCCAGGGACGCTGCCTGGGCCGCTGCCAGGGACGCTGCCTTCGAAAAATACAACGGATGGCTTGAAGAAATGTTGCGCGAACTCGTGGAGGCCGCATGAGAGACAACATCGAATCCGCCCTGCGTGCCGAGCTACAAGCAACGGTCCGCGATTTCCTGGTGTATCTGGGCGATGACACCCTCTGGAAGCTCGCTGTTGCCTACGCACAGCGTGGCAATGCCGGAGTCGTGGACGAATGGGCACATGCTTACGATGCCGCGATGGAAGCCTACGAATCCGACCTCACAGACGGATTCGATCCGAACGAGGAATACGAGCACGACTGCCGGGAACGTGGGCGGGATGTGCGAAAGGCGATGGCATGAGCGCGCACAAGTTCACGGCTGGACCGTGGGTCGTGCGGGCCACGCCGGAATCATCCTATGGCGACTTCGCAGTGCAGATCGGGAAAGACTACGTCAACCTGCACAACGAGGGTGACGCCAAGCTGATCGCCGCCGCGCCGAAGCTGCTCGAAGCGCTGCAGGAGCTGCTGGACGACTACACCGGCCTCGTGAACTCCGGCGATTGTGGCAACTGGAACCCGGAAGAAGACCCCGGCGTGATTAAGGCCCGCGCCGCCATCCGGGAAGCGACGGCGTGACCCCCGACGCCACCCTGATCTCCCTCATCTGCTGGTGGGGCTACGGCGCCGCCATGTTCGGCCTGGGCTGCTGGTGGATGAAGGACCGCGTACCAACTATCGAGGAGCCCCGAAATGCTCAATCGAATCCGCTTCGCCTTGATGACCATGCGTAACCAGTGGCGGTTGCTCAACACGCCGCCGCAGCCGCTGTATGACGGGTTTCGCACGCCGGTGTTGACGCGCGAGGAACGGCTGGAGGCGCGGCGCCGGAAGGCGGCAGAGGTCGCGCACGCAAAGCCGGGGTTTCACGTAGGGAGGCTCACATGATGGAAGCCGGGGATTACAGGCAGCAGCAGGAGCAGGAAGAACACTACGTAGCCGTAGCCCAAGCCATCAGCAATCTGTGGAAGGGGCAGGCGAGCGAAGAAGACGTGCGGCTGGTGTGTCAGGCCGCGGCGATTGAGGAGGGAGACATTCATGCAGATGAGCGCTGAAATCGACAAACTGGCAGCGGCCATGTCCTACGCGCAACCGAAGATCGAGGGCGCGGTGAAGGACAAAGTGAACCCGCATTTTCGTACCAAGTACGCGGACCTCGGGGCTGTCGTGGACGCCATCAAACCGGCCCTTGCGCAACACGGCCTGAGCTTCGTACAGGTCTGCCACGACGCGGAGAGCGCCGCCAAGGTAGAAACCATCATCCTCCACTCCTCGGGCCAGTGGATGAGCGCTGGCGCTGTCTCCGTGCCAGTCTCGAAGCAGGATGCTCAGGGCTTCGGCTCGGCCCTCACCTACGCTCGCCGGTACTCCCTGTCGGCCGCGTTTGGGGTGGCGCCGGAGGACGATGACGGCAATGCCGCGGCCAATGCCAAGCCATCGCCGGGCGTGGGCGTACACAAGCCCACCGACGGCGCCGGGGATAGCCTCACGGCCGCCCAGCGCGAGAAGATCGACCGCACCTTCGGGACCGTCGTCGATTGCTTCGAGGCTGGAGTCCCGGAGGAAGCCTACAAGGCTATCGAGACTGCGGCGTTCGATGCGGATGAGAAGACGTTTCTGTGGTCGCTGCTGGATAGCAAACAGCGGTCCGCGATCAAGAAGATCGGCGACGCCAAGCGGGCCAATGTCCTGAACTCATGATCACCGCCGAGGAGATCCTCGCCGCCTCAGTCCCGCGAAAGTACAAGGAGGCGAGGCACATCAAACTTTCCTGCGGGCACCCGTGGTGCAACAACGAGCGCCACATGACATCGGGCGGATACCTGAAAGGGTACTGCCGAGAGTGCGAGGCCCAACGCAACCGGGAATGGCGCGCAAGCAGAAAGAAATGACCGACCAAACCATCATCCTGGCGGACGAGGCCAAGCGCAAACGGGCCTTGAGCATCATCAGCGCCCTGCCGCTGGCCAAGCGCTGGGAGGTGGTAGTCCGACCGTTCCGGGCCTCCAGGAGCGAGCTACAAAACCGGCGTTACTGGCTCTTGCTGACGGCTGTTGCAGAACACACGGGGCACGACAAGGACGAGCTGCACGAGTGGTTCAAGGAGAAATTCCTCGGCACCAGAGAGATTGAGATTGCCGGGGAGACGCGAGTCGTCAGCCCCAGTACACGAAGGCTCAAGGTGCACGAGTTCCACGCCTACATGACGAAGGTGGAGACATGGACGATAGAAACGCTGGGAGTGTGGCTGGAGTGACCGACGAACAGCTTGCCCGGGAGTTGGCGGAGCAGATTCCGAAGCGGATCGCGGCTCGCATCGATCAACGCGGACCAGAAGAATGCTGGCCATGGACCGGGAAACTAACCGAAAAAGGTTACGCAAGAATTTGTCTGAATGGCAGGAGGACCACCGTGCATCGCTACTTGTACGAGGTGTATGTCGGCCCGGTGCCTAATGGGCTTGTATTAGATCACCTCTGTCGAGTTCGTCATTGCGTGAATCCGGCGCATCTGGAGCCGGTCTCTAATAGAGAAAACGTACTCCGTGGCATTGGTCCGACTGCCGTCAATGCCAAACGCGTCTATTGCCTGTTCGGGCACCTATTCGACGAGGCTAACACCATGAAGGCTAGAAATGGCGGTCGCTTGTGCAGAACTTGTCGGAACAGGGATCAGCGCGCCGCATTCCAGCGCCGCAAAGAACGACTAAAGGCACGCAAAGCCCGAGGTGAGACATGACAACGTGCGTCTATGACAATCCAGACACAATGGCCCGAGAGTGTTACCGAGACGGCCAGTTAGTGTGCCACTACACGGCAGCACTATTGCTGCGCAAACTTAGCCCTTGGGAGAATCAACCAGTTCCAGGGAAATACTTTTTCTTCGGCGCAAACATCGGCCCCTGGAAAGCCGGTCAGCTCGTTGGGGATCGCGCGGCAATGAACAAGGTTCGAGTACAGCCATGACCCAGGAACGCTATCAGGAGGCGGCGGAGAAGAAACCGCGCCGGCAGTATCACCATGGAGACACGCGGCCAACGCCAATCGAAATCAAGATGAAGCGATACGTGGTTGCGCCTAGTGGATGCTGGGAATGGTCTGGGTATCGCGACAAGAACGGATACGGCGTTGTGAAGCTCAAATCCCGCCCGTATTTGGCCCACCGAATGTCTTGGATGCTGGCGGTTGGGCCAATCCCAGACGGCGCGCTCGTCTGCCACAAATGCGACAACCCTGCATGCGTAAACCCGAAGCATCTGTTTCTAGGGACGCAGACTGACAACATGCGAGACATGTTGCAGAAAGGCCGTGGACGGAAGTTTGAAAGGTATGGCCTAAAGGCTACCGACGTGCGCTCAGGAGAGGTAACCGTTTTCGAATCGGTCAATGCTGCCGAAAAGGCAGGGTACGAGAGCAGTTGTATTAGTCACTGCCTCAGAGGGAAGCGTCAGACCCACGGCGGGAAACGGTGGGAGCGCACTGGAGCAGGCTCATGATGCCGACGAAGGAAGCCTTAACCCATGCCGCTCACTTTCTTGAAGAGGATGGCTATAAGTGCCGTCATTGCGTTCCGGTTGCAGAATTCCTCTCCAAGCTCGCTTCCGGCTGGGTACTCGTGCCGGGGAATGCAATAGCAGAGGTACGCAACAACAACCTTTACTGGTTGGTTGATGATTCTTACAAGGTGACGGACGGCCCCCTCTACGCAGCCGCGCCTAAGCCATGAGCATAGACAGACCAATGACGCGCGACGAATTGGTGGCCGAACTCGTCGCCCTCCGCGCCGAACTCGCCCAGGTGAAGAAGGGGCGGGACGAGGCCGCTGCTGCCGAGCGCGAACGCATTGCGAAGGTACTGGACGCCCACGCAGCGCCATCGAACGGCCCGATAGGCATCCTGTTACGCCACTGGTCTCAGCGCATCCGCGCGAACGAATTGGAGGGATGATGGACAACCATGTTGAGTTCTTCAACGGCAGCGACGGCTTTTGGGTTCATTTCAACTGCGATGACAAAAGTTTCGCGATCAATCTTAGCAACGGCAACGATGACGGCAAGTTTGGACGTCCGTTTTCACTTGCGATGGTGCAGAAATACTGCAACGGAGAAAGTGGAACGGGGTTGCTGAAGATAGAAGACACCACCCTCCGCGCCCGCCTCGCTCAAGTGGAGGGGGAACTACGGCTGTTCCGTGAGGCAGAGAAAACTACGAGCGATGCCTATCTGCGCATTCGTGGGCTGCTGGGTGCATGGGATACGCCACATGGCCCCACACCAGAACAAGTCTACGCGCACACGGAAGCAAAGCTATCCGAACTAATCACCCACGCCGAGAAAGCCGAGCAGTTCCGCGATGCCGTAATCGACGCTCTAGTCGTGTCGCACATCTACATCCCGGAACACGACACCAACCCGCGCAAGGCCCTCAACGACCTAATCCGTTGGGAGCAAAAGATCGCCCTCGACCCTCTCGTCAGCAGCGACGCGCGAGCCCTGATCGAACGCGGTCGGAAAGAAGCCGAGCAGGAGAACGCTAGGTTGCGGGAGGCGTTGGCGTGGAGGCCGATTGAGACGGCGCCACACCATGACTGGATTCTGCTGGACTGCGGCAATGCCGGGATCGTCGAGGGCTGCTATTCCACCTTCGAGAAGGAAGACGCGCCGCGCTGGTTCGATAGCTACGGACGCACGATCTACGGCCCGCTCCACTGGATACCGCTGCTGGACACGCCAGCCGCACGCACCGCTTTGGGAGGGGAGTGATGAACGAGCTTAGGCGGGAGATCGCGGCAGAACTAGCTCAAGCGCTGTGCGATGATTGCGAGAACGGCGTGAAATGGTTGAACGAGCGGGCGCACGATGAGTTTGTGCGCCGCTATCCGAATCTGTGGAAGGCTATGCAACTGAGTCTTGCGCAGCCTTCCGAGCCTCGTCCACGAAAGCGTCGATCCGCTGCCACTCCTCGGCGGTAGCGTGTTCCCGGCCTTCGCTCAGCATGGTTGTGAGCATTCCAGACACCATGGCAGCGGCCTGGATGGAGTTGGCCCCAGCTTGTAGGAGGCTCGTCAGGATGGATACGATCTGGAGTGCGTCGCTCATTGCTTGGCCTTCAGGGTTGACTCGATAGCGATCAGGGCGGTCAGGGCCACGCTCAGCTTGCCCTCTGCGGTGGAGATATCCCCGGCTTGTAGAGCGGTCCTGGCGAGCTTCACGGACTTGTCCGCTTCGTCGATCTTGTCGATGGTGGCCCTCCCATCCTCTTTGGAGATGGCATCCCGCTTCCTGAGATCAGCAACGGTCTTGTAGGCAGCGCCGACTTGAGCCTGGGCGTACATGAGCTTCTGCTCCGTTGTCTGAGGCTTGGCTATAGTTGCACACCCAGCGACGAATAGTGCAAGTAGCAGGAAAAATGGTGCGTAAGCGCGGATCATTCGGACTCCATTTCATCAGGGGTGAACATCGATATCACGGTTGCCACGATACCAGCCATGGCGACAGCGACCTCGGCGGGGATCACGATGGCGTATACCGTGTGGGCGATCCAGGCTCCAATCGTCATCACAAAGCCTGCGAGCATCTGGGGCACGATCTTCTTGCCTTTCATCGTATCTCGCACCATACCTTTCCTTTGGTTGCTGCGTTGCGAACACGGAAGGTCAGCCCGGACACGACCCCGGCACACTTCCAGATACGTTCTTCATCCCTCTGTTCTCCAATGAGGATACACCCCTCCGTATCCTCCGGACCGTTCCCGCCGTGGAAGCGGACACCCTCGAAGTTTGGTACTTTCAGGAGCAGAGGAAGCGGCTTCTTGAAGCGCTCGCTGAAGGTCACCACGACCTCGTAACGACCGGATGGGATAGCGGTCTCATTCGGAATCTTGCGGTCCCTGACGGCGTCCTCAAGCGTCCAGGCGAAGTGCTCCCCGTCGATCCAGAGTTGACCGAGGGTGCGATCGTCTTTCAGGGACTGGCGCTCAAGCAGGAGGTTCACGGCGTCTTGTGGAACTTCTCCAGCCACAACCAGATCGCCAGGGCTGCGGCTCCCACAACCCAGAATACCCAGCGGATGACGTTGCGGCCGATCTGCATCGCGACCATGTCCAGAGCCTTCTTTGCTGCCATGGTAGCCAGTTCCTCCTTGTCGGCCTCGGTAAAGTGATCGGACGCCCGGCGCATCAGGTGCCGGCGTTCGTGGCTTTCGGTCATTGGGTTGTTTTCTTGGACAGCATGTCGAGGCTTTCCAGATAAACGTGCGGCGATCTAGCCTGCAGTAACGCCTCACCAACCAATTGCACCGCTTCCGCGATCGTCACAATGCGGCCTCGCTCTGAATAAAGGCCGGAGGAAACGGAAGAAAGATCGTTTTCTCCAATTTGCATTTTTGCAATCAGCACAGCTATCGCTGAACGAACGGCGTCCCCATCCTCTTGGGATGCGGATGCTCGTATGCGGTCAAGAATCTCCGCTTCTTTGCTCATATGCGCACTCCGGCAACAGCATTGAACGCGTCATACGTATGCGTATTGCCCGAAACCCTGTTCAGCGGAGTGACAAAATGAAACCCTTCTGAGCTTGTACGCGAGACTTGCGTTCCTGCCGGGGTCGGCGTGCTGAACGTCGTGCCGTTCTGCTGTAAGTAAATCTCGGTGCCCGCCGTGGATGCGCTGGTGGAATCAATGCCGAAGGACAAATATGTAGTGGACGTCACCGCTGCCGTGACGAGGTACATGGTGCCGAATGTTCTTGCGTCCCAAGCCTCGTCGGCCCACGTCACAAACTGAAGTTGCAGCGACGCATTCAGCTCGCCCACAGAGGTGTTGGTCTTTGCGCCCGGATTGGCGCTGGCGTATAGCTCGCGTTCGCGACGGTTGAACCATGAGGCGACGAAGCGCTGCGTTACGGAGTCCACGAACGTCCCAGGAGAACCCGCGCCCATGTAGACCATGCCTACCAGCGTCCGGGTGGCGTCCCCGTTCTTGATCTCCACGCCGGTAGTGGTATCCGTTGCATGCGTCGTTGCGGATGCCTCCAGCGTCATGACCCCGGCGGACATGTAGGCGTAGATGTAGTAGAGCGTCGCCGCTGTCAGCCCGGAATTCGACAGGTTTACCCCAGCTGATGGGATTATCTGAATGCCGCTGTTGATGACGATTCGAGATCCGTTGTACGGAATCAGTCTGATCTGCGCGCTGCTCTGAAACGTCAGGCGACATTGGCCGTGATCGTCCAGAATATCCGCGAGCGTGATATTGCGATCCTGCATCGTGCGCGTTCTGGTTGCCCCGCTCGTCAAAGCCGCCGCGCTGTCCTGTACCAACTTGGTCTTGTCGGCCTCGTTCATGAACGAGGGACGCGCATCCGTCAGCAGCGGCACGGACGTGTTTGTTGCAGAGATCAACCCATAGCTCACCGCCGACAACCCGGAATCCAGCGCCCCGGAATCCAGCACAACCGTAACCGTCGTCACCGATGCAAACGCAGACGCACTGATGCGCCCGTACACCGTCCCGGCCGTCACGGCTGCCTGAATCCGGCGGCCGACCTGATACGTAGTGCGCTGATCCCCGACGACGCTGAACTGCGTGGAGTTGATGTACGTCGGCGCCGTCCCGAGCACCCACTGATCGATCGTGGTGCTGATGTCGTTCGGCGCGCGGATGTTGTCGAAGGTCCACAGCGGCGAGCTCGGCGGATCGGTGTCCGTCGGCGGGGCCATCACCAGCTTTTTCAGGCCCGTGGTAGTGTAGAGGCCCGCCGTGCACTGACCCAATGCGTTCATGACGATCGGATTCGAGTTCGGCGTGGTGCCGGCTGCGTCCTGGTAGGTGGTTTCCTTGGTCGTCGTGCCGGCGGTGTAGACGAAGAGCTTGTAGCCAGACAGCGGGTTGCCGTTGGCGTCTTCCCACTGTTGTTTCGGAGCGATCAGAGCATAGACGGTTGGCATGATTACCCCTTCACACCAGCAAGGAGGCTGCTGAGTTGAGCGCGATTCGTGGATACATCTGGTCCGGATACCTCATGGGCTTCATGTGGGGCATCGTGTTCGCCTTGTTCCGCGCCAAGCATCCAGAGGAGCTGGTCTGGTGGGAGATTGGCGTCGGGGCCTTGCTATGCGGAGCATTCATGGCCGGGCCGATCGGCGCTTTAGCTGGAGCGATTGCGGGATGGGCTCTGCGGAACTCGGAGCAACGGCAGTCCCGAGCAAAGCGGCCGTCCCGGCGATGAAGCGCTGATCGTTCGGCGACAACTGCTTCAGCTTGCGCAGTTGCCTCATGCCTTGCGGGGAGGTGATGATCTCCGCCAGCTTCTCCGAGTGATTGCCGAGTCGCACTTCGCGCAAGTACTCCACGGCTCGCTTCGGCGTTCCCAGCGGGTCTATGAGGTTGTCCAAAGCTCCGCCGGACTCTTGGCGCAGGAGCTTCATTGCCTCCTGATTCCATGCCGTATCCGAGCCCGAGACCTTGACGCGGCCGGTAGCCTCCAGAACCTCCATGAGATCGTTGAAGGCTTGCCATTGCTTGCCGCTCATGGCGGCAGACAGAATCTCGGCTTGTTGCTTGTTGCCGACCATCTGAGCCCGAAAGATCGCCCCCTGCATCGGCCGCAGCGGAGAGTTCGCCGTGGCATTGCCGGCCTTCTCGAACTTCTGCTGGAGAAACGCACGCAGCATGCCGTTCCAGGATTCTTCGTCCTGCGCAACGATCTCGCGCCGGGCCTTGGCCACTGCAAGCGGGCCGGATCGTTCGGCTGAGAACAGTTGATCCAGGGCTTGCGTTGCGTTGCGATCCCACTTGCCGGCAATAGCGCCGGTCAGGCCCTGCTTCGTCGATTCGACTGCCGGAGAGGTATGCTCGTAAATCCCGCGCGCGAGTTGATAGAGCGACCGACCTTGATCGTCCACGGGGCTGATGCGGTCCATCAGACCGTTGAGTTCTCTAAGGTTCTCACCAACGATGCGTGCTTCATTGTCCTGGCTATTGGCCAGCAACCTTTTGCGCACGGTGTCGGTGGCAACCTTGATGTAGTGCATGCCCAACAGACTGTTCGCCGGGTTCTGAAGGTCAACACCTTCCTGGCGCGCGATGTCGATTGCTTGCGCCTCAACGCCGCGCGGCAGCCGTGCCTGCAAATCCCGCACGGTGGCCATCTCGTTCGGAGGGATGCCGCGGAAATCGCGAAACGCAGCTTGGTAGATTGGGCTCGCCGATGCCGCCCTCTGCTGTACGGCAGCAGCCACCGCCTCTCCCGCCGTCTCCACCCCGCGCCGCGCCGCGACCTCCGCGCTGTCCTGAGGGCTGATGTCTGCAAGCGTGCGGTAAGTCGCGTCCCGCACTTGTCCAGTCCTGCGCGCCAGGAACTCGTCCATCACGTCAGCAGACTGGGGGACGTTGGAAAGCGACTTCTGCTGCGCCCGCAAACTGGCGAGGTTGGTCAATTCTGCCGGTGTGAGCTCGATCCCCATCGCATCGGCTTTCTGGTGCAGCATGGCAGTGCGCACGCGGTCCAACTTAGCCAGATCCCGGGCTCCGCGACGCCGGTCGATAACTTGTCCGACCTTGGAGCCGATGCCGGCCGTTGCCGCGTCCACGCCGCCCTCGATCGCCATGGCCTGGACGTTGCCCGCAACGCTTTGCGGCTCGTCAAAAGCGACGTTGGCAAGCGCCTTGTTGTAGCCCTTGCCGGCAGCCCCGCCGATGCCAGCGCCCGCCGCAATGCCGAGCGGGCCTCCTGGAACGCCGGCAATGGCGCCAGCCGTTGATCCAGCGATGGGCAGCGCGTTGGCAATGGTTCTGGCCGCCAGATTCTCCTTGAGCCAGCCCAGGAGCCCTGGAGGGGCTTCCCGGTACATCTTGCCGTCGTCCCCTGTGTAGACCGCGTCCTCGCCCACGTAGGCATAGCGCTTGAGCGCCTCCGCCTCCGGCATGTCCGGGAATCTGGCTTTGGCAAAGATGCGAAGCCGCGTCTGCGGGTCATCCACCATTTGCGCCTTTACCAGCGTGCCGAAATCGGCCGTGCCCTCGAACGAGGAGCGGTTGGCAATAGGCTGCATCACGCTGCCCGCCAGGCCAGCGGAAGGCTTCAGCAATTCGCCGGCATAGTCCGGCTCGGCGCTCTTGGCCTTCTTGCCGAGCATCTCCGAGGCGTAGTCCATCTCAGTCGCTCACAAGACCGAATTCCTGGGCGAGCCGCGCTTTCACCTCACGGCGAATCTCGGCAGGCTTCATGCTCGGCATCTGGCGCTTGATCTCCTCCTCGAACATCTTGCCGCGTTCGTTGATAAGCGCCGGCACGCGCGACAGCGGATAGGCTTTAGCCAGATCGTCGCCCTTCAGGTTAAGGCCGTTGCGCTTGATGAACGTCCATCGCGCCGTAGCCAGATTCGCCGTCTCGATCACGTCCTCCAGCTTGGCCTCGAACTCCTCTGGAGAGTCGCCATCGAACAAACCCTGGCCCGGGTTCGGAGCCGCCTGCTTGATGCGCTCGCCTTCCTGAACGCCCATCGCGGCCCCGGTGACTTCTTGGATGTAGGCGTTGATGTTCTCGATCGCGCGCCGCTTGTAGGTGGCGAAATCCTTCAGTAACGCCTTCTCCTCGTCCGGGAGTTCCACGCCCAACTTGCTCTTGGTGGACGACACCAACGCATTCCAACGGCCCTTGAGCTGGGCGAACTCCGGACGGTAGGCGTCCCGGATGCGCGACAGGCCGGCACTCTTGGCGGTACTGGTGAGCAGTCCCTCGTCTACCTTGTTCTGGGCCGTCTTGCCCATGATGAGATCGCCGCCGGCGGCGTTGACGCGAACCGCGCCCTTTTCCGCGCGCCGGTCTTTGGCTTCGGTGATCTCCTTGTTCTGCTGTACGCGGCCCTGCGTGTCGTAGTAAAACTCTTCCGGGTTACCAAACGCCTCGCGGGCGATCGCCACATCGAACTGGTTGCGCGCGCGGATTGGCTCTCCGGCCTCGGCCTCCACATCCGCATCCGGCTGCGGCATCGTCTTGGTGTATGGCTTGATTGTGACGCCCGGGGCGCCCGGATCAGCCGTAAGAAAACTGCCGACGGTCTGTGGTTGCGGGCCGGCAGTCAGTTGGCCGACCGTTCCCATGAACCTGCCGCCACCGGATTCATAGTTGTCTTGGTCGTACATCAGCTTGCCGAGCTGTGTCTGCGGGCCCTTGATCTTGAACTGCGTCTCCAACTCCGCCCGCTTGTTGGCGAGCGCCTTCTCCACGCCCATCACCCCGTTGCGCACTTCCTGGATGAAGGCCGGGACTTGTGATTGATCGCGCGGCAGTCGCGACCGATCGCCCTTCACGCCCTGCGCTTCCAGGGAGGCGAAGACGGCATCGATCTGCTCCAGGCTCGGGTTGTCGCCCAGCGCCGCCACGGCGTTGCCCACGAGCTTGTTGCGCTCGTCCAGTCGCTTGAGTTCCGCCGACTGCGCATCAGCATCCGCCTTGCGCAGCGCCAGACGATCCGACTGCCAGCCGTGGCGCAGCTTGCTGATCTCGTCGGGCCCCACCAGTCCCGTCAGCTTGCGGATGGTGCCGACTTCGTCGATCGAGCCATCCTCGAGGAACGTCGTGGCGCCGCGCACCGCAGCAGCCCGGCGGCGGTCCTCTTCCAGAATCTCGTCCTGCCGGCGCAGGCGGGCCAGCTGCCCCACCGTCATGGCGGTCTGTAGAGCCTCCCCGGGGTTTACCTGGGCGGGCCGGAACGACAGCGGGATGGATGCGTCGATTTCCATGTCACACCCCCGTCACACCCCAGACGTTGCCGGTACTGGGCCGCGCCAGTTGGTTGATATAGCGCTGCGTCAGCAAGGCATTGGTACCGGTGCCGATAGCGTTCTGCCAGGCGTTAGCGCTACCCATGATCCCGGCTGCCTGCGCGTTGCCCGCGCCGGTCAGCAGACCCGCAATGTTCGATGCGCTGGTCATGCCGGCCTGCCCCAGATCGGAAGCCGCAGAAGCACCGCCTCCAGACAGGCTGGAGAGCATGGAGAACTTGCGGTTCTTGTTGGCGGCGTCCCGGTTGAAGGCTTCGCCGTACTTGGTGCCGCCGTAGTCCTGACCGAACTGGACGAGGTCGCGCAGCGTCTTGCCGGAGAACAGCGAGCCCCGCGCCGCCGCGCTCTGGTCTACCGTGCGCCGGCCTTCGTTCAGCCCGAATTGATAGCCGGGCTCGTTGAGCAGGTCTTCGCCCGTGAAGTCGTCCATGAGCGAGCCGAATTCGGAGGAGCGCCCGGTGCTGCTGGCCTCCCAGTCGCGCATGGCCTGGTTGTAGGCCGCTTCGTCGAAGAACTCCGGCGTACCGGGCTGCTGCACAGCAGAAAGACCCGCTCCAGGCTGCACGTATGCTCCACGTCTTGCCGGAGTCGTGAACATGGCGCGCGTGGGCATCTCGCCCTGCGGCGTGTCGATGCCCAGCAGGTCCGAGAGCTTGTACAGCCCTGCGCGGCCCTGCGTGAGCCACGGCAGGCGGTCCGCGCGCGTCAGGTCGAACTGTCGGCGCTGCTCGTCTACGCTCATTTGAGCCGAGCGCTGCTGCGCGCCTGCTGCGCTGCTGGCGGCATCGGCCCCGAGCATGCCGGAGATAACCGAGCCTGCTATAACGGCGGTGGCAACCCAGGCCATAGCTTTACCCTGCCTTTCTCTCGGAATGAGAGTCCAGATCCTCAAAGCTAGGCGCGATCAACTGCGCCTCGATCCGCTCAAGATCGGTTTCGTTGGTCCTGTGCAGATTCGCCCAGACCGAGGGCTCGTGAGCGTAGATAGCCCGCTTCTCGCCCGGAGGGGACAGCACCATGCACGGTGCTTTTAGGCGACGCACACCGCTTTGCGTCGCGACGGAGACCTCGCCCTTCGACAGTACACAGACGTGCTCCGTGCGGTGAATCTTACCCGTAAGCGTCACGCCTTGGGGGACGAACATTTCCCGGATGTACAGCCCGCGGCAGAAGTAGTGCCGCAGCGGCAACGCAACTTGCGGCATCTCGCGCATCACGGCTTCCAGCGCCAAGACCTTGTGCCGGATGGCCTTGGTAACCGCGTTGCCGGCATGCAGGACAAGCGTCGTCATGCCGGCGTCCCATCCGAGAAGACCCACGTCACCGGGTTGATGGTCGCCACCCAAATGGGACGGCCGAGCGTCAGGTCGTACCAGTCCTGCCCCACGGGCACGCCCCGTGTCGGGCGGTTGGCGGTTGTCGTGGTGCGCGGGTTGTTGAGTTCACCCGCGACGCCGGAAGCGAACTCCTGCCCGGTCCGGGACAGCACCCCGGAGGCTTCCACGAAAGCGACGTTGGTGGCGGGAACCTGGATCATTTCACCGCATCCATGAAGGCCCCGATGAAGACGGGCTTGACCGGATCAGACACAGAAATCTCGAACAGCCAATCCCGGGCCCTTCCCAGGCGTCTCCAGACCGCACGCCGGCCGTAAATGCCCTGTGCCCCGAAGCCCGCCCAGACCTCGTTACTCCATGTGTGGCCCCCGTCCTTGGAAGTTCTGAGCATGGCCTGCGGGTTCTCGTCCTGGCCGGACACGAGCCCCACCCCGCCTTCCATGTCCACCCACAACTCCGGCACCGAGAACGGCTCCTGATCGAACACATGCCGGCCGATCAGCTTTCGGACAATCGGATCGGCGTTGTCGGTGTAGACCTCCGGCTCCAGCGTGTAGAGGTTGCCGTTGCTGTAGTCCGTGACGCGGGTGCGGTTGATCCAGTTGATGCCGATCTCGGCTCTGTGTCTTGCTCCGCTGATGCCGGTGGACAGCGGACTCCAGACGTTCGAGAGTCCGTCGAACAGCCAGGACTTGCCGGCCACCGGGAAGCTGATCTCGAGCATGGGATGGCCGCCCAGCAGGTACGAGATCGCGGTGGCGTCCTCCACGGCCGCGTACCCGTTCATCAGGTAGTCCAGTTCCGGCGTGGAGATGATCTGCGGCAGGTAGCCCTGCAAGCGCACGACCTGAACCTGGCCCATGCGGTTACGCGCCAGGAACGCGGCGGTGTCCATGAACTTGACCAGCGAGCGCTTGGCTGCCAGCCCGTATTCGATGACAGCGCCTGAGATCAGGCTGTAGGGAAGATTCGGGTCCCCGGTCACGCCCCAGTATTCCGTCGTCAGTTCCCCGCAGAGCATCAACTGCCCGTTGAGCGTGAAGACGGATACCAGCTTGTCCGGGGACGCTTCGGCGGTTGCAAAGTTGAGGCTGGGCCAGGTCGTTGCGTATTGGTCCGACCAACGGAAGCGGCCGGGCGCCGCGGGGTCATCCGCCACCATCCGCCCGCCTAGGAACGTGCACGTCGTGGCGCCCGCCGGGAAGTCGGCATCCACGATGGTGGAGAACGTGCTCGTTCCCGTGTCCCAGTAGTATCCGCCCGTCCCGTCCACCATCAGAATGCGAGTGCCGTCGTCCGCCATCGCCACACGCCCGGCGCTCGTTGCCAGCGTTCCCAGCGACGTTGCGATCGCCGCGTTGTTCAGGCTGTAGAACTGATCCGCGTGGACGTGATAGGACAGGTCCGACACGTTGACGACATGCGAGCCCCTGATCGGAGTCGCCCCGAAGCTGTAGAACAGCGACGTACCCGGCGTCGGGTAGAAAGCCACCTTGGTCTTGTCCTCGGCCGGCAGGATCTCGGCATATAGGTTCTCCAGCCGCTGCGCGGTGACGTTGGGCGACTTGCCCTGGAGGCCGAGGCCGAAGAGCGGGTAGCGCATCAGCGCATGCTGTCCGAGTTGATGTCGTACATGCCGCCACGAGGCAGCAGTGCGCTGTCGATCTTGGCAACGACTTCCCGGGCGTTGAGCCGCTTCAGTGCGTTCTTCGACTGGAAGGCAATCTTCGCCAGAACCGGATCGATGGCCTTGCCGAAGTCGGGGCACAGTTCCACCGCCAGGTTGGCGATGATGGCCCTTGCATACCCGGGCGGCAGCGAGAACGCTTCCGTCAGCGTGGCAAACGACTCTATTTGCAGGTAACTGTGCAAATACAGCGTGTATGCGCTGGTGGCCGGGATCGGGTACAGGTTGATGATGCCCAGCGGATACTGCGGGTCGTAGAACAGCTTGCGCGGAATCCCGTAGGTCGCGGGATACGACAGCGCATCCCAGCGCACTTGCCCCATGAGATCGAGCGGATAGCGCACACCGGAGCCCAGCACATAAGCGTCGGTGATCTTGACCGGGCGCGTCACGTTGATGTCGCCACCGGAGCCGATGGTGTACTGCCCGTCCATGCCGGTCAGAACCTTCGTGTCTTCCTTGGTGGCGTAGACCATCAGCCCCTCGGTATGCCAGCCGTCCAGCATGAGGTTGAGCGTGTCGAGCCCCTTCTGGGTATCGGCATCGCTCAAGGTGTCCTGGACGCCCAGAACGAGGATCTTCGACAGCGCCTGCTCGATCAGGTCTCCGGCAGTGGTGACGGACATCTAGTGCCTCGCTTTCGGTGGGCGGCCGCGCTTCTTGGGTGACGGGGCGGGAACCTCGACGGCGGAAGGAGGTTGACCGTCCTCGCGTTCCCACCCCGGCCCAAGAGCGACGGCCTGCGCTTCGTGCGCTACACGCACACGCATGCGCTTCCTGTGGTTCACCATCCAGAACACGTCAGAACGCTGCCAGCGTCGCGTCGGGCCGCGCCACCAGGAACAGATAGGCCTGGGAGGCAGTGGGCGTGATGCCGCTGCCCGTGTTGTTGGAGAAGGTGATTGCCACCGTATTGGCAGCGCTTACGCGGCAGCCGACGATGCCAAGACCCGCTTGCGCGGTCGGCTTGTTGGTGTAGACGAAGTCGCCCACCGCCACGCCGGGGAGCGTGAAGGTCTGCTCTGCGGTGGTGTTGGCTGCGACCAATGCCGGCGAATACGTCGCCGTCAGGATCTTCAGCTTGTCGAGGTTGCCCTCGGCCAGAATGTTTCCGGTTGCCATGTTCCTATCCTTCGATGAGTGCCACGTCATCCTCGCGGATGAACAGATAGCGGTGTCCTTGGTGCTCGATCGGTCGCCCGCAGGAATCCGAGAACTGCACAACCTCGCCCACATCGACCGACACCCCTTCGGCCTTCGCCACGACCCGGCCGCGCGTTACCGCTTCGGTCGGAGCGTTGGGATTGCCGTAGGCAAAAGTCGTGGTTTCCGGAGGAACCCACAGCCCGTTGCGTTCGGTGGCCTGATAGATGGGATCGATGAGGATTCGGTTGTGCAGTGGTCGGATCATGTGGTTACCCTGTGGTTACCCGAAGATGCGGCAGCCCAACTCGCCTCGTTGGGTGAGATACCCGTAGAGGATGTCGAAGCGTGCCGGGATGTCGTCCGTACCGATGCGGTACTGACGCACGTAGCGCAAGGACAGACCGTCCTGCACTTCTCGGGCGGACTCGTGCACGCCTTCGGGCATGACGAGGTCGGCCGTCACCATCGTGAAGGCGTCGCGGTGGTATGCGACGTTCTGCGCGTAGGTGGTGGATGCCGAACCCAGGAAGGTCAGTGCGGTGTTGTCCGGGATGTCGCCGCCGGAGGACGTGAAGTTCTGCCGCGCACCCGACTTGTACAGCGCCGGAGCGATGCTGATGTTGCCGCCGCCGCCCGCATAGACCGCCGTTACAGTGAACTGCAACAGTTGCCCGGTGCTGACCTTGGTTTCCGGGTTGACCGAGAACACGCCCGCGATGGTGAAGACCTCGCCACGAGCTGCAGCACCCGTGCCGGTGTCCACCGCCAGCGTGGTCGCGCCGTTGGTGATGCCCGATGGGGTGTTGGTCTGGTAGCTCGCGCGCGCGCCCGTGGTCAGCGTCGGGAACGACTGGGTCATGTAGATTTCCCGGAACCCCAGGATGTTCTCGCCCATCATTCCCTCGCGGAAACGGGACGAGGTGTCCTGCGTCGGGTTAAAGAGACCCTTGAGGCCGTCCACCATGGCGCCGTTGGCAGAGGGCTCGAGGCCCACATACCGCGGGGTCATGGGGGCCGCCAGATAGTTCATCTTGGTGTGTGCATCCAGGAGAACCTTGGCGGTGGCCGGCGTCGTGCCCGGCGTGCCCACGGCGTTCCACACATCGAACATGCCGTTTGCCACGTCGTTGTCCACGGCGGCCGCAAGGACCGACATGGCCGGCTCGCCGATGCGCTGCATGAAGTCTTGCAGTTGCAGGGTGAGTTCGGCAGACGTGAAGTTGGTATCGACGTGCTTCTGCGTGGCAACCGTCAGCGTGGTGCTGATTTCTTCCGTGTCCTGCGCCGACAGAGCCGTACCGGTCGAAACCGTGTACATGTTCGGCAGGCGCACCTTGAGGGTGGTGCCGATCTTGGCGCCCTCTTTGGCGAACTGGGAGTCATCAAATCGTTCCGCATGTGCCGCTACGCACTTGCGAGCCTTTCGGCGTCTCACGGTTTCCCGTGAGTTCAGACTATCTCTTCTCAGGACGGCAGCATCGCTATCCTGGCCCCGCTTTTCGGGCCGCTCGGCCCTACGGCTTTCGCCTAGTCGTTGAACCTTCACCCCATGAGGGTGATTGGCTGCTGATTGCCCAATACGCACGGTTTTCAAACCGTCACGCTCACCGTTACCAGTCACGTTGTGGTCCATGCGTCTTAAGGGTGTTCCAGCAATTAACGGGGTTTAACGTCAGCTAGACCTTGCAGTTCACTGACGGTTGATCGTGCGACTGAAGCGCAATTGGTTGTGCAGGATGACGAGTGCGCCTCGCGTCACCTGGGTAGGGGTAAGTACGCTGTTTGCCATTTCCGTTTTCCTTCAGGACGGAGCGTCATCTCGACGCGCCTTGAGTGGTGTCTAGCGCCTCGCGTAGAACTGCTTCTCGAAGTTCTTCGCCCACTCGCTCATCGGCAGCTTCTCGCTCAAGGGGTCTCCCCCGGTCGAACGAGAGCCGACAGGCGTGATAGGCGGCGGGGCGTTGCTGGGTTTCTTGGCGGGCTGGGCGACCTTGTCCTCGATCTTCCCGATCTCCCGCGCCTGAGCCGGCTCGGACAGCGCAGCAATGCGCTTGGCCTCCTGCGGATTCTTGGCAAGCCAGTAGACGATGTCCGGACCCTTCTCCGAGTCCACGATCGCGCGCGACATCGCATCCGTCATCGGAGCGTCGCTGTCCACGATCGAATCCCAGTCGTCATAGCGTTCCTGCGCGTCCTGCAGGCGTTTGCTCCACTCCCGTTGCTGCCGGGCCTGGGACTCGCGCTGCGTGTCGCCGGATCGCTTCTGTTCGGCTTCCCGGAGCTTCTCCTCGACCTTGCGTTCGGCCTTCCATTCGGCTTTCGCCTCCAGGTAGTCCTCGTAGGTCTCGAAGCTCTCCCGCTTGGGCTCGTCTGTCTTGGCGACAGGCTCAGGCTGGCGAGCGCCGTTTGCGCGCTCTGCCTGCTGCCGATAGAGCTCGGCCTCGGCTTCCTTGCGCCCCTGATAGGACGCATTGCGGCGAACCTTGCGCAGAATCTTGTCGAGTTCGGCCTGCGTGTAGACACGCTCGGCCGGCTTCTCGCCGCCTTCCGCCTGAGGTTGCTCGATTACTTCGGTCGGTTGCTGCTCTTCACCCGTCGGCGCTACTTCGCCTTCGGGGATTTCGGGTGTCATCTCTGACATGCCTACTCTCCATTTGTCGCCCCAGGACTAGCCCGGGGCGATTCGAGGATGCTCAGTCATCTCGACTGTGCGTACTCCCGCGGTCCGCGCGGGCGCGGTCTTTCGATTGCCATCCCGGTTTCGCCGAGGTGGTGCAATAAAGTGTTGGTGTCGCCGTACTGGACTGCGCCGATGGTTGGGGGGGTGCCGCGAGTTACTCCATAAAAGTCCGTTGTCGTCACTGCAAGACCCGTCGCCAACACGTCCGTTCCCATCGGCATGTAGTCTGCGCGAAATTCTGGATCGGCGTTTCGATCATTCCCTCCAGCAAAAGCAACGCCGCTGGAATTCAGCCTCGGAGAAGTGACATTCCAAAAGTTGTTGTATGTGGCCGTCGGATTGCCACCAACCGAATCGCTCTTGATGGCAATCGGAAGATTTACAAACTGATTGTTCTGAACGAAAGCGCTAGCCGCCGGCACGCCGTTTGCCATCGTCACAGTTTTGAGGGTTGATGGCAGCGCGTTTACGCCGACGAAAGTGTTGCTGTAAACCTTGCCACCGGCGCCGCTGATTGCAATACAGACATTGTTGGCGTCCGCGTTGCCGATAAGGAAAATGTTGTTGGAAATCTCGTCGGCGGCGAATTTGACGCCCGCGGTCAGGCCATAGGTATACACAAGGTTTCTGCGAAACAGAAACGGCAGATCACAGATTCCCACCACGAACGCTGTTGGTGCTACCGAAGCGGAGCCGTATCCGATAAAAGTCAAATCCTCGATGGTTACCAGGCCGGCCTCGGTTCCTCCAGATGCGTCAACGATGAAGCACTGCTTGATATCAACATCACTGTGATCCACAAGACCTGGGCCGTACATATGCACAGTAGACTCATAGCCGTTGATCATTCCGAGGAAATCGCCGGTAAGAGTGCGCGTGCTAATGCGGGTTGCGTTCGGACGGCCGATCTCCATGTACACGGCCCACCCGAATATGCAATCCTCGCCGATATCGTCCCATTCACAATCAAGCAAGACACAAGACAAGGCAGCCTCGGCTTGGTTTGTCCCGTTGAGCCGCACAGCGCTGTAAGCAGTGGTTTGCCACTTGCAGGACGTGCATTTGAGGCTAGCGGCACGACCGCTTGTCACATTCACCGAGCAGTTGATAACCGAGCCGTTGGTCGATCCAGACAGGTAGTTCCTGAACTCGATACCATCGAACCAAGTTTCTCCTGTTTGCGTTTGAACATTAATAGAACCAAAGTTCGTCGCAGTACTCGTCCAGACCGGACGAGCCACAGCGGCATCGCCGTAATTGCCGAACTTGCAACCCGCAAGCGTGATGCTCAGTTGATTGGTAAACGAGTACGTTGATCCTCGCTTGAACAGCAGGATGTCCCCGGCGGCGTAAGCTGGAATAGTCGTGCGCGAATCCGTTGGCGACGTACCACTCCCGGCGGGGCCTTGTGGATCAATGTACCAAGTCGCCATACGCCCCTAGATCCTGTGCACCGTCGCCGTCCCCGCCGCGCCAGCCACAAACGCCAGCTTCACGGTCTTGGACAGATCGATCCAGTACGGAATGTTCGGGGCCAGCGCCAGGCTCGTGCCGGATACAGCCGTCGGGCTTGACCCGGACAGCATGTAGGTCAGTTGCGATGCGATCACCTGCACGCGGCCGGGGCCGTAGCTTTCCGAGGTCTGCGCGCTGGTTGTGCTGGTGGTGACGACCTCGCCAACAGCTTCCGTGGGCGCGGTCAATGCGTATACGTTCATGCGTTGGCTCCTAGCAGCATGAGGACGAACACGATGTCATCCTCGATTCGTTGGCGTCGCTCCAGCTCGCGCTGCGCCAGGATGTCGTAGTACCCGGGCGGCAGTTCGAGGGGGAGCGGCTGATAGACGAGGGCCGGCGCGGCAGCGGGAGTTGCTTCCCGCCTAAGGTCGCGTGCACCAGGGCGGACACTCGCTCGCCGAGGTTCGGCCTCTGGTTCCCCGCCGCTGCCGTCCGGTGCCCGTGTTTCCGAGTCGTACTCGTTCCAGTACACCCGGGGGAAGTAGCGCGCGTGTTGCTGCCACAAAACGCCGTAGCCCCCGCCTCCGTTCGGATTGCCCCCGGGCGTTGGCGGTGTCGGAGCACTGCCGGCCGAAGCGCCGCCGATCCAGAAGCCCAGGAGGCCGCGATAGCCGCCCTGCGTTGCCGGAGCGCTTGAGGCAGATGCGCCACCGACCCACGGGGCCAGCAGCGAGCGATAGCCGCCCTGAGTACTGCTTGGCGCGGACGAAAGACCGAGCAGCGGGAGTGCGGAGCGAAAGCCAGCCATGTCATGACGGGTCCGATCCGACTACCGGCTCTGCAGCGGCATCAGTAGAAACCGTCGCAACCCACGCTGAGCTGACGTCATTTTCTTTGGTCACCGTCAGCGTCGTCCCGCTGATGCTCCACTTGTTGCGCAGGAACCGGAGAGCATTGAGTGGGCTGCGCGCATTCGTATCCGATACCGCGCTCATGTCGCGGTTGAGCATCGCGTCGGCGTTTTCGGTTGCCGTCGGGATGGCGTCGAGCTGCGCATCAAGATTGGCCGATGCCAGTCCGATTGCAGAACGAGTACCCGCCGCGTCCAAAGGAGCTGTGTAACTGGCACTGGCGAGCCTGGAGGACACCGTCGCGTTCAGGTTGGTGCCGATGATGAATCCGGCAGTGCCAGACCCGTAGGCGCCCGGCAGAGCCGTAGTCCACGGGTCGCCAGCCGAGCCGGCTGCATTCAGGGAAGCGCCCGTGCTCCCGCTGTCCAGGTGATCGGCAGTGACCTGATCCCAAGGCGAGGTCTCTGTCTCTATTGCGAAGGTGCTCGTGTTGTCGGGTGTCGTGACCCAGTTTGGTTTGATCGTGGCAACCTTGCTGGAGCCGACGTAGTCCGAGATGTGCCGCGCCTGCCCAACCCCGGTGCCACCGGTGATGTAGACGACGGTGTTGTTGTAGAAGTCGTCCGTGGCACTCGCCGAGGCGTCCAGCGTGATAGTCCCTGCCGCCCCGGCTTGAGCAGTGTTGCTGCGAATGGTCTGCAAGCCAGTGTCTGCGGCGAAGCTCGCGCGGGTGATGCCGCCGGCCGCGACACTGCCGACCGAGCCGGTCACGTTGCCGCCCACGTTGCCGGTGACGGAGCCCACGGCGCCGGTCACGGATGCGATGGTGACGTCGGATGCCACCTTGGCATCGGTGATGGCGTCGGCAGCAATCGCCGTTGCAGTGAGCACGCCGGAAGCCATCGCGCCCACGCTGGCATCGATGCGGCCGGAGACGAGGGCGGCGGGAATGCGCGATTGAATATCGGCGGTGTCGGTCTCGACATCCGTGGCGGTCTTGATCGTCGTCCCTGACAGATTCACCGTCGCAGTGGCGTTGGCGATCTTGCTCTGATCGGTGCCGGCGTAGCCCGCAGTGTCAGAGGCCGATGTCACCACCGTGGCGCTTGCCGGGATGCAGCCGCTCTTGTAGGCGATGACGATGAAGCTCGTATAGTTCGTCTCTGCCTGCGTGGGCGTGTAGTGGGCGATGCCCTGCTCGAAAGCCAGCGTCCCGCCACCAGCAGAAGCAGTCGTGCCCTGCGGCAGCACGCTGACGCTCACGCCGGATGTCTGCACGGCGCCGTCGGAGATTTGCACCACGGCTCCGAGAGCAATGCGCTGCGGGCTCGAAGCGTTGCGCGGATACATCAGTGAACTCCTGCGCCGATGACGCGCTGGCGGCGGGCCGCCCAAGACGCCAGAAAGCCAGGCGCAGCGCCTGCAACATTGATCGGAACTCCGGCCGCCCACCACGCCGCACTGCCCGGGATAGAGAACGTAATCGCGCCGGTAGACAAGCGGTAGGCATGTGCCCAGCCTTGCCCAGTGCCACCGGACCGCTGACTTCCGATTAGCGTCCCGGCCGTTGCCGTAATGGAACCGCTACCAGTGTAGTTATTGAACTCCGTGCCCCACACCGCGCCGTCCGTGGGACACGTCACGCTGCCGGTGGACGGCGCAGTGCTAGTTCCGCTGTTAGTGATCGCTGTACCAAAGGGCGTCGTCCCGTCAACGCCGTTGAAAGATGCCGTGTTGACGTATGGAGACTCGTAAGCACTGCATGTCACGGCGACGTTGTTAGCGCCAACAGCGGCGCTACCAAGACCGAACGCCTTCATCGAGACGCCGCTATTTGCAAGCTGCGTTAGTGATACCCCCGCATATGTGACGCCGCTTACCGTAAACGAGTTCGACGAGCGCGCGCCAACCAGGATCGCAATGTCCGAGCCCGCTGTGGTGAACGAAAACGATACCGTCGTTCCTCCACTCGTCTGTCTCGTGTTCCCGTTGTCATAGGCGACAGCCACGCTATTTTCCTCGCACCGGCTTGGTAAGCTCTAGTTGCTGAGCGGCGTCTGTGGATAGCTTTATTTTCTCGGCGGCTATCTCATACTCACTAGACGGAACTTTGAGCAACGTCACTTCGATCCGGTCGCCTTTTTTGACGATGCCGTTGTTGATGATCATTGAGCCATCGTCATTGACGCACGCATCCCCTTCACGACACGGCCGACTTGCCACCATGACGAGCCCGGATTCCCACTGCTCGCGCGTACAGCCAGGTGGCAAAGCCTTGCCGGCGTGTACCGCCGCAGCTTCGTCGGCCGTTATCTCGTACTCCTTCGACACCGAGTAATCAGGGTTCATGATCGTCACGAGCCCCCATTGAGTGACGCGCACGTCTACGAGCTTGAGCGGCGTGTCAACGGTAAGCATCAGCCCACTCACTCGTCACCTGGACGATTTTTTCGTTGACGCGCACCCATAGCTGGCCGCTCTCATCGCGCATGGTCAGCGCGGGGTCAACACGGCCTCCAGGCGCGTGGTACGTGATCGCCTGCGGGGCCTGATGAGCGTAAATGCAGCGGTAGCGCGTTCCGTCCTCCAGCGCTCGCAGCATGTGAAAGCGGCCCTTGAGAATGAGGCACCAGTTGATGTCGTCCGTTGCTCTCAGTACCCACTGCTTTTCGATCTCCGCGTCGATGGGCCGACCGGCGGCGTCTGGCTTTGTTACATGCAGAAGGGACACCTCCAAAGAGCCACGGTCGCAGAAAGTCGTATGGTCAAAGTTGTGGCGGTGCCCCAACACTGTTTCATCGCGCGCCATTAGCGCAGTGGGGGCGCGCAGGTAGATGTTGCCGCTGACGTATTCCAATCAGTTCGCCCCCACCAGTTGTTTCACTGAATCGTCCCTTCGTAGACGGCCCCGCTCGGGGCGCGTACCTGCATGACCTTGGGCCGCTGCGTGTTGGCAACCATCGCTTGCATGATTGCGCTCACGCCCTGCATGAGCTGTTCGTGCGAGGCCAGCACCGCAGCGATCTGCGCCTCGCTCTGCCGCTCCTGGGCCTCGTCCCCGTCCGGCTCGGAGCGCACCATCTCGAGCAGCTGCGCTTCGTGATCGGCAATGAGCTTCTGCACCTGGGACACGGCGGCATCGGCAACCGCGGCGTTCTTACTCTCGGCAAGCGCCAGGTCTTTCAGCGCAAGTTGCTTGCGAAGCTCCAGTTCCTTGAGTTCGGACTTGAGCCGTTCTTCCTCGGTCTGCAAAGCCGCTTTGCGCGACTCCAACCCGACGCCCTCTTGCTGAATCTGCTGCTGCAGGGTCTGGAGTTCCTGCGCCTTGGCGTCCAGCATGGCGTTGGCCTGCTCGATCTGGGCAACAGCAGCCCTGATCTGCGGCGGCATCTCGCCGCCTTCTTCCTCGTTCTCGGCCTCGGCCACGTTCGGAGGAAGGAACAGCTTCAGCCGCTTCGCGAGCTGCTCGGCGCCCGGGATGTCGAACTGCCGCATGACGATGTCGCCGGCCTTCTGCATCAGCGTCGGGTCGGACTGCACCATCTGCGCCATGAAGTCAGCCGATTCAGCCTGCTTCGTGGTGTAGGTCGGTCCGGTGCCGGCGACCACGTCGTAGCGCCCGACGCCCAGGTTGTAGATGCGCGCGATCTTGCCGTTCTCGCGCGTCTGAACCATGGATTGTGGGATCTCCGGGTCGAGCTGCGCCATCTGCTCGCTGCCGTCCTCGCCCAGAATCCGCGCCACGCGCTTGGTGTCGTAGTACTTGGGCGCAATGTCCACGATGATCTGGCTCGCGAACTCCACGGCTTTGGCGAGGTTGTCGATGTAGTGATACGTCCCCGTATCGCCCTCGCGCTGCCGGGCCATGATGGCCTTGCCGGATGTCTCGTTCGACCGCTGCCCGAGGCTCGCGTCGTACTGCCCGGTCGTGGCCTTGATGTCGTCCGAGGCGAGCATCATTCCCTGCATGAAGCCGACCGGAATGTCGGGCGGAGGCTGCCGAGTCGGGCCCGGCAACACGTTGCCGTTGTCGTCCACGACGGGCGCGTACTGCAACGCCACGAGGTTGCGATTGTTGGCGTTGCGCCAGTCGTCCTCGAAGCCGTCCATGAAGCCCGCCGGGCCAACCCAAGGCGCCTTGGGAGACAAGTTCACGCGCTCGGCGTAGCTCGTCACCCACAGGTTGTACATGCGCTGCGCGTCCTTGGCGTTGCGCACCAGGCCTTTCACGACCCGCTCGCCGTTGACGATCTTCTCGACCCCGACAACCCGGATGAGCGGGATGAAGCGGTCCGGCAGTTCGCGCTCCTCGAGGATCTCAGTAGCGGTCAGCTTGTACCAATGCACGTAGGCCGCATTCACCTCGCGCGATGCAATGGATTTCAGCCCGAACGGATGCGGCTCGAAGCTGGTCGAGCCGTCCGGGTACTGGTAGAGCGTCTTCTTGCGCGTCTTGCGGCAGTAGTACTCCGCCACGCGGATCGTGTCCTCGGTGCTCCAGCCCGCCGGCCCGGTGTTCTGCGACCAGTCCACCTGATCCGCATTCGGATAGGTGTCCTTGAAGTCATCCCGCGGCAGGTCTTCGATGACGAATGCCCACTTGCGATCGGCACCGGTGGGCAACTGGATGCCCGGGTCTTCGTAGACAGCGGAAGGATCCGGCACCGGCTTGACGTGGATGTCCTGCTCCATCGAGCCGTCATCCACGTACTCGGTCAGGATGCGGAAGTAGCCGTAGCCGCCCGCCACTTGCCACTCGGCAGCGTTGGCGATAGCGAAGGTCGCATCCGAGTTCGCCCAGATGTGCCGGATCAGCCCGGTGAAAACCTCGGCGGTCTCCGGATCGGCCTTGTCGTCCACCGGACGCACCTTGGCCTGCGGCGGGTTCTTGCGGATTTCGTTGGTGACCTGGCTCGCGTGCTGCGGCAGCCGGTTGACGGTCAGCGCCGGGCGCTTGTCCTCTTTGCGGCTTGCCATGGCCCAGTCCGGCCACTGCCACTCGTTCTCGGCATCGGCCAGCAGAAAGCGCATGTCCTCCAGCGCCCGCTCGCGGATCTGCGACCAATAGGTCTGCGAGCGCTCGAAGCGCCGATGGGCCTCGGTGATGATCTCTTCAGTGGTAGGCACTGAACACCGCCAGAGCGCCCGGAGTGGGCCAGGAAGGGAACGGAACGCGCGGCGCCATCCACATCAGCGCTGCGTGCTTGGTGACGTCGTCGGCGTCCTCCAGCCAATAGGGCGGGCGGTCCTCGTTCAGCCACTGCCGGACAAGGTCGCGGCGGTTCATGCCATCCACGCGCCTTCTGGAGCGCGGCTGCGCGCCCGGGAGTGCCCGAATTCATCGAGTTCGACCGGCTTCTTTTCCTTCGGCGGCTTGACCATGGCCGGGAACAGAGAAGCGAGCGCCCAGATCAGCGCATCGGCCCGGTTCGGAGACCGATCGCCCAAGTACCCGACCGTCGAGAACCCGGACAGCTCGTCCTCGAGTTCCGGGAAATAGCCCACATGCCGGACCTTGCCCTGTTCGTAGAGCGCGGAGATCGGCTCGGCACGCACCGCCTTCCCGCGCGAGGCCCGCACTTCCTTGAACGGCGTCCGCGGGCGCGCAACCTGGATGGTCTGCCGCACCATGGCCCCCCCGTAGTTCACCTCGCCCACGATCACGTCAGCCTCGTGACGGTCGTACGCAGTGGTTGCCACCGCGCCCCACGTTGCAGGGCCAGCCTTCACCGTGCAGTCCTCCAGCACGTAGGCGTTGCCATCCAGACCGAGCCCGGCAACGACGATGCCGATGGCATCGTTGTCGGCGTTGTCCTCGTCGTCGGAGCCGGACGGATCGACCGCCACGACCACGCGCACCATGTCCGGCAGCTTGCCGTCCAGCACGCGCCACTTGTCGATGTTGTCCTCGGAGAACAGGGCATTGGGCGTCGCGTCTGCATACTCGCCCGCCAGGAAGCGCCGCTGCAGCCGGGCCGACAGCCCCTTGAGCGTGTCCAGATACCCGTCAGGCAGGTTTTCGGCGTTGTCCTGCGGGTTGATCTGGAAGTAGGCGTAGTCGCCCGGATTGGCGAGCGGGCGCTTCGTCTCCGGATCACGCCGCTCCACGAACAGCCGATAGGTCCAGTGCGCTTTCGAAGGCGGGTTGCAGTTGTGACTTACCACCCCGTTTGCCACGTAGTGCTGGCCGTCTGGCACTTCTACCGTGTAGAAATCTTGTTCGGGCTGCAATACAATGCAATCCACCGTTTCATACCAGCAGCGGCTTTCGTCAGGAGTGTCAGATGAAGAAAACAAACGAAGCAGTGTTGCTTGCGCTTTGGAACGCCAAGAAATCCGATTTGCAGATTTCGCAAATGGCGGGATGTTCGGTTGCCACTGTCTGTCGATGGAGGCAGCGCAATGGGTTGCAGTCGCATCCCGAGCGATCGCGAATGACGGATGAGCAAAAGCAAACCGCGACGCGGCTGGCAGTTGAAGGTAAGACGATTCAAGAAATTGCAGAGGAAACCGGCGTGTTTCTTGAAACGGCGCGGAAATTCCTTGTGCGCAATGGCGTGCAGTACGAGAAATCCACTCGTCGCACGATTGCCAAAGAGGTGCACGGAACCATTGGGTACGGCGGTTACGTAGAGATTCTTGTTGACCTTGATGGCCCCTATGGGCACCTTGCATTTCGGCGAGGCGGTCGGCGCGGATATGCGCCCTTGCATCGAATGCGGATGGAAGACAAGCTTGGGCGCCGGCTAGAAGACGGCGAAGTTGTCCACCACATTGACGGAGACGTTTACAACAACTCTCCGTCCAATCTTGAAGTGTTTTCCTCAACGGCAGAGCATCGGCGGCATCACGAGGAAACCGGGATTCGTCGGTGCAAAGTAGCCGAGCGCCTTTAGCAAGGCCGTCAGCCCGCACCCACCCGTGCCCATCCAACCAGAAACGATGCGACGGCGTAACCGTGATCCTTTTCCCGGACGACAGCGCAAACTCTAGCAATTGACCATGGCCGTTCTTCCACGGAGCGGACGCATTGCGCCAACCTCGCGAGGTAAGAACCTTGATCGGGCGCCCATCCTTGGCTAGATCGGCAATCGTCTTTGTTTGCCCGTCAAGAATTGTGTTACCCGAAACGCAGTCATAGTACATGCGCGGCTTGAGCGGCGTCGCCGCAACGCCCGTCATGACCTGGTCTACGTTCTGCGCGAGCCGGGTGACGGCCAGATCGCGGGAGCCCTGCGGAATCTGGCTGCACTCGTTCAGATAGACGGTGGCGAACTCCTGGCCGAGAATCTTCTCGGTGCGCTCCTTGTCGTCCAGCCCGCCGAACCAGATTTGCGAGCCGTTGGGAAACTCGGCAAACCAGTCGGTACGGTCCAGCCGGTACGTCACGTCCGGGAAAGCCGTGCGCATGACTGTCGGGAACGTGTCCTGGACGATCGAGTTCTTGACGTGGTTGAACCGGAAGCGCAGGACCGCATGCCGGCTGCCAGGGGCCTTCAGAGCCCGCATAACGATGTTGCGAGTCAGCAGATAGGTCTTGCCGCTGCGGCTGCCGCCGAACAGCATGATGTGCGTGGCGGGGCCCGCCAGAACGCTCTGCGCCTGCTCCTGCTTGGCGGTGAGCTTCACAGCGCCTGATCCACCGGCGTGGCGTTCACGGTCACTCCGCCGGAGTGCTCGAGCTTCACCTTCTCGCCGTACTTCTCCGGCAACAGGTGCACCAGCACAAACTTGCGCGTATCGATCCGCAGGCGGTTCTGCTGCCAGTTCTCCGCCGTGGTCGAGTCCGCGATCTCCAGGATCTCGT